TTTGTCCTTCTTCTACTTTTCCGGCATCAATTAATTCTCTTGCCTCCTTTAATTTTGCTGTTAAATTTCTTCTTAATTCAATTACTTTTTTATTCATATCATTTCTCCCTTTTCTATATTTTTAATAATTCAATCATTGCACTTACTTGTGCCTTTTTTAATTCTTCAAGAACTCTTTCTTCTCTTGACTTCAAGTTATGTTCTGCTAACGACCTTTTACCCACTTCACTTGTTGGATATGCAGGGAAAGGCGTTGGCGAGATTTCTATTAAGTCAATATCAAGCAGTGTTCTTTCATACACATCTTCATCTTTTAGGTATTCCCATTTATCGCCATTTTCTCGAATATAAAATCCAAATGAGACACCATCAACATCTCCTCTTTTTATTGATTCGTATATGTCTTTTGCTTGACTAGAATTTGGTAACTCTAATTCAAATCTCAAACCTATTTCATCTTCAATTAATTGCAATGTTCTGGATTTTGTACTACCCAAGACTATGTCTGAATTGTGATTCCATAATGCCTTTATTGTGTTATTTTCGAGACTCTTTGCGAATGCACCTTTAGCGACTCTTTCGTACCATTCATCGTATAATAAATGACTTCGTTCATTAAACTTTACAACGTAGCCCTTTATTGCCATACTTTCTGGTTTAGCCGCATCTTCTCTTATCGAGATTTCCATTGCTGGTATATACCTAATCTCCTTCACTTTCTTTTCCATCTACACCACCTCCTTCTTTGGCTTTATCTTCATTTGGATTATCTTGGTTTTCATCCGGAGGTTTATCTCCGCTTTCTTCATTTGATGAATCTTTTAGTTTTACCTTTTGTTTCTGGTATTCATTCATCAAATCTATATCAATATAGTTAAGCGACATGTAATGTTTATCTCCATTTTTAATCTTGTCTTTATCTTCTAACTCTCTTACTTCGTTTATTGAGTAAATCCCCAAGTTTATCATTTCTTTGTAGTATGCAGCTCGATTTGTGCTGTCTCCACGAAGTAATGAATTCAAGTTAAATTTGAAGTAGTATCGTTTTGTATCAATTTCATCTTCCGTGAATAATTGGTACTGAAGTTCCTGTTCCCAACTAATTAAAAGTGGTGATAATGTATCTCTTACGAACTCTAACGATTGCTGTTCTATGTTCGAGAATGTGGCTCTTTCTAAATCTGCTAGCATATGTGGAGGTACATTAAATATCCTTGCTATTTCTGCGATTGAGAATTTTTGAGTTTCAATGTATTGAGCATCACATTGTTTTATTCCTAGTGATTGGTAGTCTAGTCCTGCATCTAGTATTGCTACTCTGTGACTATTGTCTAATCCATTATTGAATTTCTCCCATTCCTGTCTAATTATTGCTTTTGCTTCTGGTTTTAATGATTGTGGTACTTTTAAAACACCACTACTCATCGTTCCGTTTGCATAAAACTTACCAGTGAATTTTTGACCTGCTATTTGAATTCCAATAGTTTCTCTAGCTACATCAATTGGACTTTTTCCTGTGATACCATTCGTAGATAGTCCTCTTATATGCAAAACACTAGTGTATGGTAGATTTACTACTTTTCCATTTACTAGTGTCGTTTGTATTAAATATCTTTTTAAATTTCCATGATTATCCTTTTCCATCACAACTTTTGTTGTTAATGGGTTCAAAATCCATAATGCTTTTGGATATCCTGTCTTACTCCATTCTATTTCTGCATAAGCATTCCCATATAATTGTCTATGGGATTCCATAGTCTGTTTGAATTGAAATGGTGTCATGTAGGGGTTAGGTCTGGTTTCTATCAGTTTTGATATTGGATGATTTTGTATTCTTTTTTTCTTACCTCTCGTTTCTTGAAATAATTGTAGAGGCAACATTGCTACGTGATTTGATAAAATTCTTACACAAGCATATACTGCAGCAATATTCATTGCTGTTGCAGTATCTACATTCTCTCCGGAGTATGTTTCGTTTCCACCTATTAAATTTATTAGCCATTTATTTGGTGTTGTTAAATTACTTGTGTCTGATTCTTCTTCCCTTTTTTCTAATTTTCTAAATAGCATTTAGATCACCTCATTTCAATATTTTTGATAATACAAACCCTAGCCACACCAACACTATTCCTTGCACAAATAATCCAAGTTTAATGTTTACCATGTAGGATGCAACTACTATCGAGATAAGTCCGAATAGGATCAAGATATCTTCGATATAGCTACACAAAAAAACGAACCTGTCTTTAGTTCGTTCATTCATCTTTTTCATTTTCTTTTCCCCTTTCTAAAATCCAAATCCTTCACTCATTATATGCTTATTTATATCTATTTCTCCCTCGATTCTTGCTAGTGTATGACTTATTATCATCGCGGCTGCAGGATCGATCCTAAATCTTGTTTTACTTTTATCTAGCATTTTGTTTTCATTGGCATCTGTTTTTGCTATTGCATTACTTATTGCCCATGTTAGAACTGGATTCTTATTTGTTATTATTCTCTTTTGTAATACTAATGCTTCTACATCCTTTGTTGGTTCTGACAAAGTTATCATTCCTTGTCTAACTTCTACCATTATGAATCCTTCTTTTTCCATATCAGTTGCAAATTGTGTTGCATTGTATGGATCATATCCAATTTGTAATACTGGATATAAAGCATTTAAATCTCTTATGTATTGTTTTATGTAATCATAATCTACTACATCTCCTTCTGTTGCTGTAATGTATCCTTGTTTAATCCATAATGTGTATGGTACTCTATCTTGTTTTTCTCGTTCTAAAACCCTATTTTTTGGCATAAAACTGTGTGAAAGCATGATATACTCGCCATTATCGAGTCTGAACTCTGCATTTACGCTTGTTAAGTCTATTTTGCTTGATAAATCTATACCAATAGTGCATGGATGTCCGATTAGTGTATTAAAATCGAATTCCCTGTCACTTGATTTCCATTTCTTCATGTCCATCCAAGCTATTTCTCCGTTTACCCATTGGTTTAAGTATAATCTTCGAAATGTTGCTTCTGCGGTTGGTATTTCCTTTGCTCTTACTGCTAATTGTCGCATTTCTTCAATCTTTCTGAATACACCAAGCGCTGGATTCGCTATGTACCATGTTTTTTCATCGTAGATATCCGCTTCTTCTGGTGCTTCATACACTACAGGGTAGAATGTCTTATCTTCTACCACACCTTCAATTATTTTTTTTGAATATTCATACAACTCATGACAAACTGTCCCGGTTTCTACACCTGCAGTTGTTATTGATATGAATAATGGTTGTCTACGAGCACCTTGACTTGTTTTCATTAGGTCATATAATTTTCTATTCTTTGATGCATGGATTTCATCGTATATTACAATGTGAGCATTGAATCCATCTTTCGTATTTGTATCTGCTGATATTGCTTTATAAAATGAGTTTGTTTCTAGTCTTACAATTTTCTTTTGTGATTCTAGGATCTTACATTTTCTAAACAATGCCTTATTCATTCTTATCATTGCGGCGGCTGCACTAAATACTTTTGATGCTTGTTCTCTATCGTTAGCACATGAATAAATTTCTGCTCCATATTCATCATCCATAAATAAAAAATAAACTAACATTGCTGCTATTAATTCTGTTTTACCATTCTTTCTTGGTAGGAATATAAAAGCTTCTCTATATTGCCTTGTACCATCTTCATTTAATGTTCCTATGAGTTCTTTTACTATCTTTTCTTGAAATGCCATTAGATTGAATGGTTTTCTTGCAAATTCTCCTTGAGTATGTTTTAAAAGTTTAATGAATTTTACTGCTGTTTCTCCTTTTTTTTCATTAAACATTTTATTCGTTCTCCTTTAGTAGTTCCTCCATCTCATCATCAAAGTCATCTCCTGGTAATTGCATTCTTCCTCTACTACTTGGAGTGAGTCCGAATTCTGTCATGAATTCTTTTGCTAATTTTAAATATCTATGAGCTATTGATACCTGTGGTATTTGTTGTACATAACCTGATGGTGTTTTTATGATGGTACTTTGAGCTTTATCTATCTGCTGTTCCGCTTCTTTGTATCTACTCCAACATTTGCAATATGCTTCTAATGCCGATGTATCGTTAACTTTTAACAATCCTATTTCAGCTAGTATTGGTGCGACTCTATCCCATTCTTTTTTTGCTATAGGATTATTCTTTATCCATTCTGGTGCTTCAAGCATTTCTTCATTATTGATTCTTTCAACTCTATTTTCTAACTCTATTCTTTCACTGATGTCACGTTTACCTGGATTTTCATTCATAACATGAATTATTGTAGGTTTTGGTTTTGGTCCTGTTACTGACATCCTAACCCTCCTATTCTTCTATTTCATCTAGTATTTCCTCTATGGCTTCTACTTTATCTAACTTTTCCCATGGATATTCTTTATTTCTAAAATGACAACCTTTTGCTACAATACTATAACTAATTACACCATCTAATAATCCAAGTTCATTTTTTATTCCTTCTGGTGTTAAATCAAATACTCTTTTTATAATGTTTTCTATTAATTCATTCTTTTCTGGATTACTACTTTCTACTTTTATTGAACATGGATCATTTTCTCCAATTATGTATGATAGTTGTATTTCACATTTTGTTACTATTTCTGCAGCAACTATATTTTTAGCAATGTATCTAGCCATGTAAGCAGCTGATCTATCCACTTTTGATGGATCCTTACCACTGAAAGCTCCACCACCATGTCTAAAGTATCCACCGTATGTATCGCATATTATTTTTCTTCCTGTTACACCTGTGTCTGCTGCTGGACCACCTTTTACAAATCTTCCTGTTGGATTAATTAAAACCTCAATATCATTTAATAAATTCTTACTAATTGTTGTATCAATGTCATTATTAAAAAATTCATTTAGTGCTGGTTCTAAAATGTCTAACATTATGATTCCTTTGATGATTTCCATTTCCTTATCTGCATGATTCGCAGATATAACTATCTTTTTAATTGCTACAGGTGTTTCTCCTAGGTATTTAATTGTTACCTGACATTTTGCATCTGGTTTTAAATTTTCAGTACCATTTTCCTGAATATAGGAATTATATTTATCCATTATTTTTGTTGCTAGTGCTATTGGTAGTGGCATATAATTATTTGTTTCTAATACAGCACCACCAAACATCATTCCTTGATCACCAGCTCCACCTTTATCTACACCTAAAGCGATGTCAGGTGATTGACTATGAACGAATATACCAACTTCTATGTCATCGTATGAAAAACTTAACGATGGATCATCATATCCTATGTCTTTTATTTTTCTTTTCGCTATTTCTAATATTACAGGATTAGTCAATATCGCATTAGTTGTTACTTCTCCTGCTATAATTAATGTTCTTTCTGTTGCTAAACATTCAATTGCAACTCTAGACTTTTTATCGTAAGCCAAACAATAATCTAATATTGCATCACTTATTTGGTCGCACAACTTATCAGGATGTCCTGCTGATACTGCCTCACTTGTAAAATAACTTACTTTTCTTTTTTTAAATATCATTTGTATTTCCTCCCATTGCTTCTTCGTAGGTATATTCTTTACCATCACGAATTAATTTTATGTTATCTGCATTTCCTACAAATTGTAGGTATCTTTTTACAATTACATCAACATACTTCTCATCTAACTCTATTCCGTAACACTTTCTATCTAATTGTTCGGCACATATTAATGTAGAACCCGAACCACAAAAAGGTTCAAGAATTACATCTCCTGCTTTACTAGAATTAATCATTAGTTTTCCTATCAATGTTATTGGTTTCATTGTAGGGTGTTCATCACTTCTTGTTGGTTTGTCATTATAAATCACAGAACTATTTTTATTTTGACTATCAGCTAATTTTTGGAATAATTCGACTAATTCTGGCTTTGACATTTTCCTTGGATTTAGTTGCATAAAGTCATCAATTACTGTGTCTTTATCTCTATCTCCATACCATTTGTGACTAGCACCTGGTTTCCATCCATATAATATTGGTTCGTGCCTCCAGTGATAATCTTGGCGGCATAACACCATTCCATTCTTAACCCAAACTAAACATTGTTTTAAATCGAACCCTGCATCTACCATTGCTTTTCTAAAATTCACACCCTCTATATCACTATGGAATATGTAAATTGGTGAGCCAGGTTTTAATGATTCAAATGTTCTCAAATAAAATCCAAATAAAAATTTATAAAAACTTTCACTATCACTAAAATTATCATTTTTTATTTTTTTACCATCTCCACTTTCATAATCTACGTTATATGGTGGATCAGTAATAACTGCGTCTGCATACACATTTTCTAACAATTTGATGTATGTATCTTTTTTTGTTGAA